ATAATATCACCTATAGAATTGAGAGGTATGGAAGCAGTTGAAGTCTGCTATAAACGTGAGTATAAACACATTCCTACTAATACATCTAGCGAACCTCTCAAAACATTGGCAGTAATCCTCGGAATTCGGGACTGTGTAAGTCGGACTTATAGAAGATATGGGACTTCATCTATAGGAAAATATATACTGCCACAATTAGGCAGGGTTTCCCAGATCCGTACTGGGCGATATGATGTAAGCCTCGCTTGAAGTGTCACACAAAGACGTTGTAGAATCCTGCCTATAAATTTTAAAGGAAATTAAGATGACGAAAAAACAGATAAAAAATGAATTCAAATCCTGTGATGTACAACTAGGATCTGGAGCCATAGAGTCAATAGAAGATGAACTATACAGAATGGTTCATAGAATGGCTAAAAGATGCCATCTAGGAAATGTTAAACGATTAACGCCTGATCTAATGTGGATCGCATTAGGCAGACACAACCTAAGGAAATAACATGGAAGAAAAAATAGACACATTCAAAGATAAAATATTCCCAAAAAAGAAACCTGAAGGAAAAATGTTTAATAAAATCAAAAAACTGGAACAAATGATCAATGTAATACAATCAGATATAAAGATAATCAAATCAAGGTTAGGATTATGAAGGAAGACGATTATTATGAAAGACATTTTAATTGGTATAAGCTCGCACTCTGCAAAATAGCTACAGCAGGTGATCAAGCAAATCCAATGCATTTGATGCAATTAGCTCAAGCTGCTCTTGATGGAGAACCTACTACTGCAGACAAACATAATGTAAACTTCAAAGATAGAACTAGAGAAGAAAATATCAATAAGAGTCAGTCATGACACATCCAAGTAAGGTCAAAGGAAATACATTTGAACGTGAATGTGTAAATAAAGCGAAAGAAAGGGGCATAAAGGCCAAAAGAGCCTATGCATCTAATGGAAGGTCGCTTGGACTAGAAGAAGAGGTTGACGCCCTTATAGGACAGTATAAAGTACAATGCAAGAGAAGGAAACGTATAGCAAAATGGTTAAAGCCGCCAGATTGCTGTGATATTGCTCTGGTACGTGAAGATCGGGGTGAAGCTTACGTTGTTATGGAATACGATGAATGGCTGGATCTTATTAAAAGAGCAGAATTATATTTAGAAAAATAGGAGTAAGTTATGAGATTAGACAATAATATATGTAAAATTGCGCTTGAAAAAAACTATATGATATTAATGCTATTCCCATTTGCTTTTGAAATACTGATAGATAAATCTTCAGTTTCAATAAGCTTACAAATAATTACACTAAATATAAATTTAACATTCCTAATGGATGAACATTTCTTTGAAGTCTAAGTTCCATCAAAGATAGACAGAGGGAAGGGTACTAACCTATCCTTCCCAATGTCTTAATTTTATTTCATCTGCAGAATATCCCGAATCAAGCATATTTAATATATTAATAGCTTTCTGATTTGGATTAAGTTCTTCTTTTTCTGCTTTTCTTTCTGCTTTTGTACCAAATAACCATTCATGACCTTTCTTTGTCCATGATCTTGGATACAAACCAAGCCAATGTCTTACCAGATCCATTCCACGACCATCTCTCATTGCAGGCCAAATCTTATTTTTCCATCTTCCATATTCAGTTGAAAGCTGATAAGCTGTATATCTAGCTGAATCTTCTGAATCTTCACTATAATCAACATTACCAAAGACAATTTTGTTAAATGTGCTTTCATCTACATCAAGTATACCAGAAACAATAGCTAAATATTTCAAATGTCCCCATGTTGGGCCAGTAAGCTCAGACATAAGACCGAAAGTATCTTTTTTACTACCTGATTCTTCTTTTAATTCAGTCATTAATGGAGTATCAATTTTTGGATCTTGAGTAGATAATATACTTTTTCCTGGATCAGCATGCATGATATCATCATGAATTCTTTCAAACCTATTAATTGTTTCGTTTTCAACCATATTATTAAGATCAGTATTTAAGAGTATTGATGCGAGTTGAGTGAAGCCATATACACCAGCATATCTCATTGCATACATCATTTCATCTGACTTCCATTGTCCTGCTTTAACAGACATATGCATACCTTTTAAAGCACTTAAATGAGTTTCCAATAAAGACATTGGATAATGCATGAGATGAAAAGTTATTTCACCCAAACCACCTAAAGCAGCTTTGCCTGTAGGTCTTTTAACAATAAGCTGATCACCGACTTGCTCTACAACTATACCGTCTCCACGTAATGGTTTTGCCTTAGCATGTGGTGCATATTCATATGCCCATCCATTTACCATCCATAATGCATGATTCTCTGCAAATTTTATTGCTACATCACTTGACATTTTTTCTATTCCAGGAGATTTAGCAGCATATTGAGGAGATTTCATCAACTGCTGCCATTTAAGTCCAAATGCTGTTCTATACATCCATCTGCGTTGCCAGTTTTCAGTAATCTGATGAAACTTCAATGCTTTACTAATACTCCAATCAGCCATATCGCCAAGAATGGACTTAATTGGCTTACCTTCATATACTATTTTTCCAGTAATAGGATTAAACTTTACATTTTCCTTTTTGAAATCAGAACGCTTAATAAGACCTTCAGTAAATAATTCAGTTGCCGTATCAGTAAATTTGTAGCCTGCCCTTTTTTCGAGTTCTTTAAGAATGTCACCTATTCCATTTGTATTGTTTCTAATATCTGATTGAATTTTATTATGTGCTGATAATCCAACACTTGAAAAATAATGCATGGCACTTGCAGCATTTTTTATAGCACCAGTTACATTAAATCCCATAGTTCTTGCTGTCTGAAATGCATTAATTGTATAAGCCATATTATTAACCCATTCAGGTCTTCCTGCAAGACCATCAGTAAAAACAGTATATTCTTCAACTAAAAACTTTTTCATTCCCTTCAAGAACTGTGTATCATTATTTTTAGGAATACTTTTCATAGCTTCCAATAAAGCACGTTGTGCATATACCATCTTATTGAATCCTACTGCATCTTGACCATATGCATTTAAAACATGAAATGGATCCTGTTCCCATATCAAATTAAGATTTGGATTTCTTGTTTTAACATTATCAGGAGGTTTAGGTAATTGTCTAACTGCTGTTTGAAAATCTATCATTTCTGCTTCTAGAACTGATGGAGATCCATTTTGCTTCATCATTTTATCTAATGATGTTTTTATATCAACAAGATTCTGCATATGTACACCAGGCCAGTATCCACCTTTTTCCATACCCGATCTAATTCTTTTTATTGCAGAATCCAATTCATCTTTTATACTTTGAGCTCTCTTTGGATTTCTTGGAAGTTTTAAATCAACTACATTCTTTAATTCACCTAATGCATTTAAATAAACCTTTCCCATATCATCTAGATATTTTCTACTGGTTTTTACAGCATTTATTACATTACCGTCATATTCTATACTTTTACCATCTTTTACAAAAAATGGATTCTTTTTTATACTTTCAAAACCACGAACAGTAACACCATCTACAATATAGTCTTCATGTGGACGTAAATGCAAATCTTGAAATTGTCTTAAAAATTCACCGTTATCCTTTTCCAAAAATTCTCTTATTTTCCCTTCAAATTCTGTTCTTGCAGATGGAGAATCAGCCTTCATAGCTCTTTCCCTGATTTCTCTTAATTCCTTTACAGCATTAATTCCAAAATTAAAATACTTACCTTGTTTTCCAGCTTTAACATAAGCTTGTAACATATGATCTGTTACAGTAGCAACACTATTCTCCAAATTCCCAATATTAACACGCTCTTGATTTAATATCTCATTCAATGTAAGATAAAACTTCCGAGATGTTGGATCCTGTTTAGATATTCCTTCAGGGACAATACCTAATACTTGTGAAAAATTGCCTCTAAGATCTTGATTATATTGGTCTATTTCAACTTCAAGACGTTTTATCTGTTCTTTAGAAAGAACATAATCCTTATCAAATGGAAGATTGAGTTTATATTGAGCAAAATCTAAAAGATTGTATTGTGCTTGTTCTATAAGTACAGTACCATCACGATTAGAAAATCTATTAGCAATATTTCTATTCTTTTTACCTTTAGCATTACTATCTATACCAACCCACCTACGCCATAAAGCATCCATATTATCTTTATGTCTTCTAAGATCTGCTGTAGTTGAATTACAAGGGCCTGGCATAACTTTTCAAATTTTTGCTCGCTGGGAGGGGCGACTTTCTATTTTCGGTTTCAAATTTTTGTATATATGACAATACATTTTCGTTATTTTTCATTTTATAAACAACCACGACCATCTATACCGAAAGTTTTTGGCAGCTTCTGTCTTATCTTGATTTTATCACCACTAACAGCTCTTGCTGTTTCTATTTGTCCATAAGATGCTACATTAAAATTATGATATCCTGGTAACTGAGAAAGCATTGGAGTATCAAACCAATAAGACCCAATTAATGAACGTGCAACATCAACATTTTTACCAAACTGTGACCAATCATATTTATCAACATACATTCTTTTATATCCATCAATTTTGTGATCAATCTCATATCGTTCACCACGAGCAATTTTCTCTACATTTTGAACCATCTTTTTAATATAAGATTCAAGCCCGATCTTACCATACTGATGTTTATGTTCTAATGCCCAGTTAAAAACCTTATTAGTAAGAGTTCTATTATGTCTATAGTAAGGTATGTCATCTGTACCATTAAACAAATATCTACCAGTATGAACTTGAGGCTGAAGCAGATACTTCATAAGTATATGAACATCTTCTGTCCTATTCTTTCCACCTTCTACTGAGCTAACCCATTTATTAAAGTATTCATTAATAGCATTCATATCTCTAGCAGATGCATGTTCAAAAACTTCTCCTTTATTTGTTTTATCCCGTTTTATTATACCTAGTGTTTTTCTATAAGATCTATCCATTGATTGTCTAAGCTCCATAGTTTCCTGTACAAACATGTCTCTTAGTGCTGGATCAGTCGGGATAATATGTTCTGATGTCATCCTACCTACACCAGTAACATTTTTCCATGCTTCATTATACATTGCTTCATCTTTAGCCATACTTTCTCTTACTTTAGGCTTTCTATCAATAACATAAACTCTTCCAGGTAAAAGTTTTAACATATCTCCTTTCTGAAACCATCCAACATTTTTTAAATGTCCATAATCAATATCTACATCCTTATTTACTCCCCATGATAAATCAGCAATCGTCAATCCATCATCTTTCCACTTTTTACCCTTAGGAGTAATAGGGCCTCTCAATTCATAAACAAAAACAGAACTTTTAAGCTTTTCTTTTCTAACTCTTCTTGATTTTTGAGTATCTCTTATCTGGATCTGACCTTCTTTTGAGATTACCATATCCTTTGCTACTTTTTTATCTATAATATCTATCACATCTTTAACACTATTAATCCTTTCTTCAAGCTTCTCAAGCTTTGTTGGATTAACATACTTTTCTTCACTAAAATACTCTAAAGAATTCTGAAGATCTCTATGCTGTTTTTGTAGAATAGTCCTTGCAACACCTCTTGTAATGCTTTTTCTAACAGCACCTCCATTTACCTTTTCGAGGTCTGGTACAAATTCAGGTAATTTAAAATTATCATATTCTTTTACTGGATTATTACCAAAAGCACGTGCAAACATTACACGCTCTGTTACTCTATCTACCATCCTACCAGCATTTTTATGATATTTACCTGGTAAATCACCAGCATCTTCCTGCCAGTAAGCTTTACTTTTAATAAGCTTATGTAATGAATGGCTACCCATTGTTCCATTAAAAAAATTATCAAGACGATCCATACCAGTACCCTTTGTATCAAATCTGAAAGGTTTTATAGTAGGTGCTATGTAGTCTCCAAACATTATATTTTTTCTAAAATTCTCTATCTTTTCAGTATATGTAGCACCTTGAAGTTTATCTTGATAAAACATTTCTATAATTTGGTCTCTTAATACATCAGCAGCACCACTATCGCCCGACCTTCTTATTCTATTCTCACTTTTTAATAATTGCCTGACAATATAACCATTAGGATCATTATGCAATCTCTTTAAATTATTGTAATCTCTTTTTAAATCAAATGGTTCTGGTGCTCTACTCCCAGCTTCATCCCATACATCATTAGAAATGGAATTAGCTTTTCTCATAGTATTAGAGATGATTTTAAATATCTCAAGCTCAATTTCTTTATTAGCTCCTTTACCATACTCTGCATTTCTAAAAAAAGATGGGCCACCTGCGAGCCTTGCTTCTAATGATCCAGGTTCTGGTGTAAATCCTTCAGGAAGTTCACCCTTTATAAAGAAATGTTCAATTGCTTTTGGACTTGTTACTCTAGCTGCTCCACCAAATATATCAACAGCATTCTGATTAACTATAGCCATTCTTTCTACAGGCTGCTGATTTTTACCAGAAATAGGATCAGTCTTATCATTAAAATCTCTAACATATGGTTGATCATTCATTTTTAGATGAGCATCATTCATCCAATGTAATATTCGTCTTGTAGATATAATACTTCCAATAGCTTTTCTTTGCTCAGTAAGCTTCATTGCATAATCTTGAAATCCAATCTGATTAGGATTTTGTCCTGCTTTACCATCCATTCCAATACCAAAAATATTTATGTCAGAACGACCAATCTCCTTTTTAAACATGTGATAGTCTTGGATGTGTCCCATATCAGCTTGATAATCTTTTAACATATCATGAGGAACATCCATATATGTATATAAATGATCACCATCATTATCACGCTGCAGTGTAACCCTTAAATCATAATTATTTACCTGTACAAGACCATTCATTTCTTCACTATTAACACGCTTAACACGCATTGTAGGTTGATCTTTAGCTATCTTTGGGATTGAATTATTTGAGAATCCAAGTGCAAGATTCAATTTTTTTGCCAAATCTTTATCTGCAGTAGTTAACCTTATACTAGTATGACCATCTCTAGCAATCTCAAGACCATTAATATAATCATGTACTTCTCCAAAAGTAAAATCATGCTTACTAGATTTATCAAAAACTTTTTGGATTAAGCGTGAAACATCAGTTTCAAATGCTGTTCTATTCGCAACCCTATTTTGATTAAAAGATGTCATATCCATAGCAGTATTAGGACTAACATCCTTTATTGTATGAAATCTACTATCATATGCTTCATAAAATGGTGATGAAAAATCAAACCGACCCTCAACAAGTTGTACTGTATGATCAATACCATTAGAATCTCTAGCTATAAAGGTTCTTCTTTCATGCTTTAGTAATCCATCCTGAAATAATCTACTTGCAGTATGCTGTGATACAGCTTGTTCTCCAAATTGCATTACAGCCCTTCTATGTAAATCCATCTTACCTGGATCTGTAGTAACTACTCCTGCTACATCGGGTCTAAATTTCCCATCAATAAAATATTCTGGAGAAGTATATAATTCCCGTATTATAGGCATTGCTAAACTTCCATCCCAATCAGGAATAATAAAATTATCTTCCCCGTATCGTGTAGGAATATTTTTTAACTTAGCAAAATCATCATTCCTTATCATCCTTCCGATTTGAGGTTTTATCATTGGATTAGAAGATGTCATACCCATCATAATAAGTTTCTTAGTTAACCCAAGTGCTCCTTCTGTATAGAATAAACCTTCTTTTTCTTTAGCAGAAAATAAAAGTCTAGCTAACTCATTATTTTCACCATGTTCTTTAAATGTATTAGTTTTAGCTATTCCATCTAAAATACTATCTATACTCATCCAGTTTCTAGCCGATCTTAAATGAGTAGAACTCTGAAGATCAAACATAGATGAAGATATATTAACACCTTCAACATTCTTTGATGTAAACTGGATACCAACACCTGTAGCATCCAAATCCATAATATTTCTATTGCTAATATTATTAAATAAATCGTCTGCCCAGGATCCAGCTCTTCTATTACCAGGAACATTGTGTACATAAGATTCAATAGGAGTACCATGACGACTTGTACCAGCCTTTGATTTTGCAGATGAATCACCTATAAGAAGATCAACATTAGCAGGCATTCTATCTGATACTCCAGGAAGATATACTAAAAATCCTTTACCCAATGTACTATTATCACCCGTAGCAAACACAATAGTCTTTGCTCCATTCCAGCCTTCACCACCCTTTTGTGCAAATAAATATTTAGCGTACCCTTCACTTGCTATTTTAGCACCATCTAATAAAGAATTCTCTAAACTTGGAAGAGTTCCTCCCTGTATTTTAGCTAATTGAATTTGCATACCAGCACGAAGTACATCATTAACACCAGGAGCAGGCATTCTTGTATTAATATCTTCAGTTAAAATCCTTCTTATATCAAATGGACTTCCTTGAGGATCCATCGCAAGGCCTTTAAAGGATTCATCATTAACATATACAGTACCAAATTTTCCATCTCTTGCTTCAAGCTCTATTGCCTTATTCCTAACAATTGGATCTGGATGATTATCAGAAAAATATTTCCTTAATTTTGGATGATCTCTTTGTGTTGTACCACCATCAGATAAATATCCACGCTTATATAAATCAGCTTCAATCTTAGCAAGTTTATTAGAACTAGAATCTGTTCTAGAATACTCTTTTAACCACTTATCAAACTGTCCTGTCCTTGTAAAATCAACATGTTGTAACAGCATTTTAAGAGTAAGATTTGAATTAGTATCAGCACTTGAAACTAAATCACCAAACAATTTCTCAAAAAATTTAGCTTCTGTATTAAGATTTAAATTCTTTAAGCTACTAAGCTTATTAGAATACCATTCACCAAAATCTGAATTTAGATTTTTTATATTATTTTTTGATCCTTCAAACAATATTCTTGTAGCAGGAGACATCCTCATGTATATATATGGAGACATAGGCATACGTCCCATCTCTTTTAAATCTTTTCCAGAAAATTTATGCCCATATTCACTTACTCTCTCAAAAGCATCTCTTGATAATTTATTACTTCTAAAAGCTTGATCAATAGTATTCTGAATAACAGCTTTATTTTCTGATGCTGCAGGCCAAGCATCTAATGATATATTCCGATGTCCATAACCAGTTTTTATAGTTATAGTATCATCAAGATAAGTAATGTCATATCTATCACTACGATTTATTGGATCTATAAATCCATGTATATGAGTTCTATCAAAAAATACATCATTAGGAGTTGTTCTAAATTTATGATTCATATCATGCTCTATCACACCAGCCTTCATCTTAGCAGTTTGACGTAGCCTTCCATTTAAAATAGAAGAAAATAAAGGCCCAGCATCATCTCTTAGAAAAGAATCCCACAATCTAGTATATTCACCTGCATTACCTTTTGTATTCTCTTGTATTCTACGTCTAATAAGATTAGATGCTTTCTGAACGCTTCTTATATCAGAAGCACTTCCAGATCCATCACCTCTAACCATTTCAATAAATTCTGGTGATATTTCATTTGGATCTTTCTTATCCTGAAGACCATATTTTTCTGCAATACTCTGCAAAGTCTTATTCTTATGATCTATAATACTATTCTCATGGCTTGTCTCCCATATTTCCTTAGCTCTTTCAGAAAATAAAGGATTCCTACTATGCGCTAAAACCATAGAAACCGCCTGTTGATTAACAGCTTCAATAATATTTTTAGCTTTTACCCAACTTCCATTTTCATTATAATCCAATATCATATCAGAGAGTTCTTTCATTTCATCTCTGGAATTCTTTCCCTTTAAAAGTTGATGTAATTTTACATTTAAACTTTCAACTAACTGTTGTGACTGATGTGGTGCTAAACCACCGCTATGAGCTCCTAAATTAGCCATATTAAAGATTCTATTGACTACTTCAGATACTTCCTGCCTTGCAACATGTTCTCGTTTAAATGTATCCATTATAATTTCACCAACACTATGTGCAGTAGCAGTATATTCATCTATATTAACTTCTTTTAAAGTTGAATCTTTAGTAAGAAAATTACGCATCTTACTAAGTTCTACTTCTATAGCAGCTCGATCTGTTTGTGTCATACCCATATCACGAAGAGTTTCCAGCTCAGAAGCAATACGATCCAGTATCTTTGGGTCACCCTTTTCTAGGGTAGTAAAATTATCTACTGTTTTCATAATGTCATCATAAACTGTTGTTAATTTTTTCTGTAAAGCACTATCTTCATAAGACATTTTTTGTAGAGCATCTCCACTGTTTTCCAGTAGATCTCTCATCTTAGTATCACCTAAAGCTTTATCTACAGCTATAATACTTTTTAATTGTACATTTCTAAAATCAGGACTCTTTGTATCAATAGGAGTAAAATCTTTCTGCTGTACAATACCACCTTCTTCACCTCCAAAAGCTGATCTAATTCTATTATTTGCATCAAGAACTTCTTTTTGTTTATCTGCACTAAGATGTTTGTATTCATCCATCATTTTAATAGACTCATTACTAGGGACATGAAGACGCATATCTCTTTCATTCCAAATACCATATCCTTCTTCAACTGCTACTTTAGAAGCATATATAGTTCTAGGACTAAGAGCTAATTCACTAAAATCTCTTCTAATTATTTCTTTATATCCAGTTGCATAAAAATTATCCCTAACTTCTTCAGGTAGTTTATTATATACTTTAGCAAATGTTTCAGCAGCCATCTGTAAATCAGCAGGATCTATAGGGGCAGATTTACCTGGATCTGTTGCAACACCCTTGTTTACATGAGCTTTTATAAGATCAAACATAGGGCCAAGTAATTCTAAATTTTCATGGATTTGTTGTTCCTGATCTTTATCTCCTTTTTTCTTATCAACGTACTTAAAATAATCTTGAATAGACTGTCTATATTTTGTCTTTTTATCTGAATCAACAACATTAAATAGGTTATCTAATGATGCTCTTAAATTTTCAGCATCTCTTGATGTGGGATCATTACTCATAACCTTATACATAAAATCTGCAGCTTCTATATTAGTAGCCCTGCCAAAGAAATTTAGATACATATTATTATCAACAGATTCATAAATCTTTCTATTCCCATACTCAGCATCAAGAGTATCCATCCATTGATCAGTAATTTCTTTAAACCGAACATTTAATGTCTCTAAATCCTTTCCTAATTCTCTTACTGGAATTCTTTTATCAATTTTCTCAGCCTTACCCATACCTGCTAATCTTGAAAGTGTGCTATTAAACTGCATTAATGTTCCAATATCATATTTTATGCCAGATGGAGCACTTAATGGATTGTATTCAATAGTACCATATTCGCCTTCTGTAGCAGCAGGTTTATACCAGACAGGTAATCCCAACTTCTCTCTTAAATCATTGAACATAGCTCCATATAAGCGATGTATGCCCCTTGCTGAATCAGATGTCAAAGCCACTTCAACAGCAGGCCATTGCATATCACCAATTGTTTGACCAGGTTTGATTTCAATTTTATCAAGCATTATAGATAATTCATCAAGCTTAGCCTTGCCTATACGCTTCATATCTACTGGAGTTCTATCTGGATCTTTATGACCTTTAATCAAATTCCATATATTACCAAGTCTTTCTACATTCTTATGCTTTGATACATTAAATTCTGATGATTTATTATTTTGTGAAGGGCCACCATCTTTACCCATAACAAAATCAAAAGCTTCTTCTATACTTGATCCAGCTTTAGTAGTTGCAAAAGATGCACCCATAAATTCAGAATTATCTTTATCGTGATAAAATTTTAATCTATTCTGGAGTACTTCAGGCTTCGCACCTAGTAGTTTCAGAGCATCATAATATGGTGTATAATCTGCGAGATGTCTCCTTGCTGTATCTTTACCCCAAGCACCCTGCCCTTTAGTCATAACAGCAGATATAAAAAGATGTGCTGCAAGTTCCTGCCCATCCATATGTTTAAAAGCACCAGTTCTAAACAAGCCTTCATTCATAACAAGGACTCCAAATCCTAATCTTGGTAAGGAACCAATAAGATCCATAACATATCTTCCTCCCCACATTCTTGACATTTCTCCAGATACTTCACTTTGAAATCTTGTCAATAATTTTTTCACATCAGCTATAGGCATCTTATCTATTTTATCACCATACAGGAGATCACGACCACTATATTCTTTTGATAGTCCTCTTTTCCAAAATCCTTGAAGCCTGCTTTGATTTACAAGATCTATATGACCACCTCTAAGCATTACTCTTAACATATCTCTTGTAGTTTGCTCGCCATATTTTTCGGTAAATCTCTCATAATTTATCTGATTATACTTTCTCCAATATGCTTTCATACCAGTACCTAGAGATTCAGCACCTGCAGCACCCATTTTTGGAAGATTAGGTATAGCACGTATCAAAGGGAATGCAAGAGACATTATAGCAGAATGTCCTAAAGCTTCACCAGTATCAAATTCTTCACCATGTAAATGTTCTTTAATCTTACCAGATGCAACAGAATGAATACTCATCATAGCCATGTCCTGTGCAGCCATACCTAAATATTTAGCTGCTGTTTCAGGCATTCTCCTACCAAGTCCACGTTCTATCCATTCAGCAACATCATTCACATATCTTCCACCGCCATGAGTTCCTCCAGTAGCCAGCTCATCAACAAATTTCCTAGCCATAAAATCTGTCTGTTCTGGAACTGTTTCCATACCAATTTCTTTAAATGCTTTCCCTAAAGCTACATTAGCATCATTCCTTAACAAATTATATGCACGTGTAGATTCAACACCTTCAATTCCTAATTCATTTACCCATCTAATGGCATCATCATCATCTAAAACATTCTTTAAACCACGAACCAATTCAGGATCAAGATCATCTATAACTTGTTGAACACGAGTACCAATCTCTTGCCCAGGCTTTATAGTTTTCTTAGCAACAGCATTAACGCCTTTTAAAATTTGATCTGCCTGTTTACTAGTAAGATCAACAGCTCCCTTAGCAATATCTCCAACAAATTGATTGCCAAAAGACCTTGTAAGTGCTCTACCTCCCTTCCCTATAAGACTAAAGGGGCCATAAGGTACAAATAAAGAAGCTCCTTCTCCCAATACCCAACCAGCACGTTCCATACTATTCATCTCTTCCCAATCATTTGCTTCAAGATCTATAGCCCCCCAACTTACTCCAGATACAAATCCTTTAGCAGCACCTTCAAATATATCTCCAAATTCAGCAGGAGGAGGAGGGGGTTGATCTAACTGAAACTGATCAAATAAAGGACGTGGTCTATCCATTGGTGTGCCAATACCAGAAAAAGTATTAACACCAGATTGACGTCCCTTATTTAATAAAGCAAAATATTCGTCAGGTAAAGGCATATATATTACTTATCGAATTTCCAAATAGGATTTATACCAGTCAAGTTTTCAAATGCTTGAGCATCAAGATAATTAGATCTTCCAGGAACATCAGACGTATAATCTGGATCTACTACTCCTGGATCATCCCAAGCACGACCAAACATTTCTCTACCTTCTATATCATCTCCTAATTTTGTTAAAGAATCATCAATAGCTTTATAGGATGAATCTATAAAACTGCTATATATTTCATCACCTTCTTTGGATTCCCTTAAAACATCATCCCATGTTCTAATAGCACTTAAACTGTCAAGTAATCTTTGCTCTTCTGCAAGATCTGCTTCTGTTTGTTCCACCCTAACAAATGGATTTCTTCCCCAACCTTCCAATTCTTCATCTTCTATTTCTCTTATTTCTTTTGGCGATTCTCTAAGCATATAGTCTCTTTCAGTTTGAGACATTGGTAATCTAGCAGCACTAGGAGGAATCCCTTCGAAAGATTGTAAAGAAATACCAAGCTTTGGATATGCTTCAATTGCTTCAGCACGACTTACCCATTTTCTATACTTACTTCCTTTTGGCTTTATATAATATTCTTTTTCATAACCTCTTAGACCGAATGCGGATTTCGTCCAATCCCATGAATCTTCTCCACGTCCAAGAATACCACCAGTAGGCTGTATACGATAAATTAGCTTCAGATCTGAATCCCATAAATAATCTCCAGCTCTTTTATCTGACCAACCTACTCCAGTTTTACCAAATCTATCTTTTTGTCCAGAATATACATTAGATTTCTTTTTGTCATCTTTTCCAGTAATCTTACCAGTATTGATCCAGTTTACATATTCAGTACCAAAATCTCCTGTTTCTCCTCTACTATGAAGTATACCTTCAATCTCAGAAAACAATGCTTGGTGTTGATCTTTGCTTGCATAAGCAGGAACATTCTGTTTATGAAATCTAAACAATTCTTCTTTAGTTGCGGATGTTACATCAAGAGCCTTTATCTTATTCATAGCAGTTTCATAATCAAAAGTTTCTTGAGTAGCTGATGAATCTGGACTCCAACCAGATCCTTCAAGCTGCAATGATCTTATACTGTTAGCATGTGCAATCAAATGTCCCAGTTGTTCATTAAGACCACTCTGAGCAGCCAATTCATTTCTGAATTCTTGAGGAGCATTATTATAAGTATACATAAAATCTTCAAAATTAGGATTACTGAATGCTCCTAATGCTATTTTAGAAGTTGTTGGAAATGCTTCTTTCCAATCATCTGGATCATCTCCTAAATTAGCAGTTAAAGTACCCGCAATTGTAGTATACAATGGTTCTGCAAGAGCATCTGCTTCTGCTTTCTTTTGTCTTGTAATAATATTTATCCGTCTTGATCTTTCAGCTGGATTTGCAAATTCTGATTTAAATGCTGCTCTTGCACCTGGAAGTTCTGTTTGACCTTCAAATAATCCACCTTCAGCTATTTCTTTATCTCTCCATTTTTGGAATTCATGCATTTGCACTACTTCATTTAAACCAGCAATTTCTGCAGATACATCTTCATAAGCTGTCCATTGTTTTCTAAGAGCCATACCTTGTCTATCTATATCTGCTAAATTCTGATAAACATCATCTATTTGTTGAGATGTCATACTTATTAAACCATCAGCACCCTTGGACAAAACATCTGTTATTTCTCTAGAACCAGATGTAGTATATACAGGATTCACTTTATACAATTTTTCATATTCTTTTTCAGATGCTCTTTGTTCTGCTTTTAGACTATTTAAATTATTTAATAAAACTGAAAGTTGCCCTTGTTTTTCTCTTGATTTTAAAGCCAATCCAGCTTGTTCTTCTTGAAATGCTTGTGTATCTTCACGAGTTAATATTTGAAAAGCTTTTTGTTCTTCAAACATTTCCTTTTGAAAAGTTCTCTGATCTGCACGTTCCTGTACTCTTAATTCACGATCTGCAATACGATCTTCTCTTTGTACAAGAAATTGTTGTTGAGCAAGATCCAATGCTTTGGATTTTGTATATAAATCAGCTAACTCACCTAATCCAGCGATAGCATATTTTAAAGTATCATCAGCCATTAAGTGTAATCCTCTACATTAGTAAAGGTTCCTTCCTGATAATCAGTAAACATATCCATAAAACTTGGATCAATTGTTTCACCAGTGGCAGTCATATAGTCTGAAAGCATAGAAGCTAATGATTGTTGTGTTCTTTGCTTTCCTTGAGCTATATCAATCTCTGCTTGAGTTTCAGCACCACGCTCCTGACTTGCAAGCAATGTTCTTCCAACTCCTATATTTGCCATCTGCATCTCACCTTGAGTTTCCATAGCTTCTAAAGAAGGGCTAGTATCTGTAATAAGTCCAGTTTTTTTCTGTTGGTCTCTTGCTCCACCATACTGCCCCATACTTTGCTGTACTCCAGTAGTTTGCGTATCAAACTGTCCTTTTTTTGCACCAAATTGAATCTTTTGCTCTGCTAATTGGTCACCAATAAAACCTTCCATTTCTTCCTGTCCAGTAATAGCTGATCCAATTTGGCTACCAAGCATCTTTTCTAATTGTACATTTCTCTTAGCTTCTTCTGAATATTCACCAAATCCAAATTGTTTTTGAAACATATCAAATGTTCCACTATAACCACCAACTTGATCATAAGATTGTGCAATCCCTCCAACAGCACTATTTGGCCCAGTCCACCAATCTTTGGTGTATGCTTTCCCACTTCCTCCAGCCCATTTTGGTCTAAAATCCCCTATACCATATTGCAAATATCCAGTTATTTCATTAACAGGAACTTCATCAAAAGAGTTATAACCTTTCTTCTGCATTAAAATATATTCACCTTGTGGCCCATGTTCTTTCATTATATCTGATTCTACACCAGCCATAATATGTATAGGGCCGCTAACTCCTTTTACAACACTACCGCCTTCAGCTGCATGATCCCCACTACCAAACTTCCCGTACTGAGCACCTTTCTGATATGCTTTATAAGCTGTTTTACCTCTCATGCTAAATACTCCCAAGCAGCTTTACCACCTTTATATAAAAGACCAGCTCCCATAGCATAAGGATTACCAGATGCTATTGCATATGAAGATGCAAGATCAGCACCAGTTTCTGCAGTTGCTTTTACTTTATCTCCTGACGATGCTCCATAATCTGAAAAAACATCATATAACTGCTTTCCTTCCATAGCTATTGCAAAAGGGCTTACTCCACCAGCTGCTTCACCTGTAGTTCCAATAGCTTCGCCTCCTGTATCTACAGCTGCAGCAGTTTTAATAGCAGTTGCTTCTAGATCTGTAGCTCCTTTTAATCCTGATGCAGTTTTAGTAGCTCCATAAGCATCAAAAGCACCTTGATATGTTCCACCACCTTGCTTATATAATTCATTTACCTGTCCTTGTAATGATGTATATATATCACTACCTTTCTTTGCCGCATCTCTAGCTGATACTAATTCATTAAAATCACGATATCCCTGTGCTTCAGGAATCAATGGCTTACCTATTTGTTCTGAAATTACTCCACCTGGAATCACTGACTTAGCTTTAGGCTTATCTTGCATCACTGGAACTGATTGACCTCGCATACCTTCTCTAATTCCTATCTCCCTTCCTCTTGTTTCAGCAACTCCTTTCCATATATCAGATGCTTCTTGTGATGTTTTGGCTGTTAATTCATCATATGCTATTGTACCTTTTGCTGGATCTACTGGTGGTGTTTTAAATTTTGGCTGTGATGCTTGGACTCTACCAGTTTCAGGTGTAAAATCTCTATAAAAAGCCTTATCCTGATATCTTTCCATATAAGCTCTATTACCTTCAGGAGTAGACATAGAGACAGGGACACCAGATTCAAAAATTTCTGATTTCTTTACATCACCTGGTCTTACTATAGTTTCTCTAGTCACTCTTTCTTCACCTGGTCTTCCATAGCGTGCATTAAACCAATCCTTTAATCTTCTTGGATTATATCTTTTTCTTTCAGGAGCAACATATTCTGCAGGTTTATACTTAAATCCAGTAGATGTACGTGGATCACGCTGACTCAATAAAGTTCGTGCCTCTTGAAGATGTTCAGCTCTTCTTGTCTCTAATAATTTAAGGGGGATACCACCAACTTCCTTAGTTAATGCAATGTTTTCCGATGTTTCTTTAGCTTCTTCTTCTTCTTTTTGCCTTTGAGTTTGTGCAATATTTGCATATAAACTAAAAGTAGTAGCTGCTTCTCTGGGATCGTAGTATTGTGCCATTAGGAATGAATATTTGTGTGTAATTTACTCATCATAAGAATAATTTTTCAAGAGTTAAGTAAGATTATTAAATTGCACATACCAGATGTCCTGTAAATCTTGTAAAATCTCCACCAGTAGGTTCGTGAGTATGTTGCTCTACTCCGCTATCTTGCTTTGCATACAATTCTATGAAATCACCAGCATCTAATTTTAAATCTGCTGAAAGATTACCCTGCCAAAAATTATCTGTAATAGCACCAGAGAGTAAATGTAGACTACTGGCAACTCTATTTGTTGTACTAGTTGTAGTTGCATCTCCCTGATTTTTATATAAATGGATATCAAGTCTTTCTTCAGCATCCCAATCACCAGCATCTGAATCTACGTCACTATCCATTAGAAGATTAGCATCGAAATGATAGATGCCATTATAAGGTGCTGTAAATTTATAATTTGATACATCAAAATTACTTCCATTATCATAATGTTCTGTATTCAGAATTATTCTAGTGTACGTACTGCCAGTTGCTATTGATTGACCATCTACACCAGTACTTTGATATACACTAAATGCAGGATAATTATCTATAATTGGAATAGCTGATCCAGTATCATCTACATTCTTAAATTCAGATTTTACAACATCTAAACCATTCTTAATATACTGAACAGTTTTCTGTCTTCCAGTTTTATGATCAATTTCTGTTCTAAATTGTGGGATACCTTCAACTAAATTTTCAAGAGTCCCTTTACCAGCTGATATACCAGATCTATTTTTATGAAGATTAATCCGATCCTGTCTTGTAAAATTACCCATATTACTTTATATTTTTTATCCTGTAAACTATAGAAATATCATTAATTTCAAAATCAAGACCAGCAGTACCATCAAATATTAATTGAAAGCTATACACATTATTAATAGAAGTTACTGGTCTTAACTCTGCTAATATCCAGTCATCTGTATTTGAATCTAATAGTGGAGTAGTATCCGAATTAGTCTTATCAGAGCTACCATCTGCTGTAGTCCTATAAAAAGGAGCAACTGTATCAGTATCACCATTAATAGAATATTGAATTGTCACACTATCACCATCCCCTTTATATGATATATAAGCTTTATAAACTTTCTTCCTTACAGCAGGATTGCCAAAATCTATATCCTTTGTTTTAAAACTAATTGTATCTGTAATATCGCTTGTATCGTCCCATTTAACTACATTAGAAGCATTTATGTTATAAATTAAATCATTATTCCAATCAATAGTAAAATTTGTTTTTATATAATCAATTTGTCTTGAACTAGAATCATTTGCACCTTTCACCCAAGATTGAGTTACCATATCATAAAGATACATTCTAGGATCAGCAGTGCTAGTATTAGTAATATCATCAACAACAATTAATTGTCTTTTCTTTGGAACATATCCAATCATGGGATTAAGTCTTGTCCCAGTTAATGATTTATCATGCCTTAAGAACTTATCCCATTCACTTTCTTTTATTATCTGCCTGCCTTTTTTTTCAAGTAGATTAATTACATTCTTTCCATCATATAAATAACATCCTTCCCTATTTGCCCATGCGATACCAAAATCAGTCTTACAAGAAGAAGCGGCATGTAATATTCCTTTATGCATAAAAGTATCTTCCAAGAATTCAACATCCTGAGATATATTTATTAAATGCATTTTAGTCTTTTTAAATTGCAGGATCCGATCTGCATATTCTTCAAGTTTAACTATCTGATCACCATCCTGGACACTAGCTTCAATCTTTCTTGCAATAGGAAATATATCAAATTTACCAGGCATTGACTTATACATTGCATCACCTTCAGTTCTTGTTATCCCATCTTTACCTTCTCTTCTTACATTTCCAATATAAGTTTGCCTATTAGCAACAACTGCTGTTTTAAATCCTTCTCCCACAGCACCTATATCAATTGATTCACTTGGATTATATCCATTAATAGTTTCATACGTCCATGGACTTGGATTTTTTATAACAAGAAAATCTTCCCCAGTTCCTGCAGTTGCAGTAGCATCTCCACCAACCCAAAGATATTTTGCATCTGGTGCTGCAAGAGATGCATCTGACGTTTGAGAATCCGAAGAATCATCGTGAAACCAATGTGTATAAGCAGATGTAAGATCTGTTCTAACACCATCAGCTATACTAATATCTACAAGAAATATCCATGGATCATCAGTCTCTTTTTTTCTTATATAAGCACGCCCTCCAGTAATAAATTCATCATAGGGAGCATGTGCATTAACGCCAACTTCTACTGCAAAACCACCATTTAATTCTACAGCTCCAGTAACACCAGATCCTCCA